TCAGATCTTCAGGGTCAAAAACCAATCCGCAGAATGAGGCCTCCGAAAGGTGCTCAAATTCCACCAGCTTGATCACAAAACCCAGCCTAGCAAAGAAGGCTGTCTTGGGGCGTTCTCCAAAAATTTTCCCTATGGAATCATCGCCTTCGACTACCAACTTACACTTAGACCCGTGCTTCTTGCACGCAAACTTCATCAACATTAGATTAGTGAAACCGTTGCCAAGCGAAGTGCTCATTTCGCCCGACATTCTTTTTGCCTCAACCACCACAGTAAAATTTTTGAACTGACAGACATTGTCACCGGCCAATACACCGTGGCAAATATCCATAAACCACTCATGGTCATTAAGCTCAGAGGTCATGAAGTCATACAACTCAAATTCACAGCAAGTCATGACCTCCGCAGTGAATAAAGCCTCGAAAGTAGTATAGTCACTGGCGTCATAAACGCCACCAACAGAATACAACATCTCAGCAATCACACGTGGACGATCAATGACCGGAACTTTCTTGATGAAATATTTCATTTTAAAAACCTCCTTCTCAATCAACTTAAATATGGGCCCAACTAGGCACTTAAACTCGTCCGAACGAGAATTAATTGCCCTCGCATGTTTGTAGGCAACGTAGGTTTCATCCTTCATGAAAGACTTGCATTTATGAAAACGCCTATCCGTCTTTACACGATCGGGATGTTGCCTAAGCCATTTCTCCAACAACTGATCTTTCCTCCAACGGGGATAATTGGTCGACTCCAACCAAGACTCAACGCTAACGTCAGAGTCAAAACGAAGTGGGGTCAACTTCTTACGGATCCAATCGCGAACAAACGTGCGGAATTCCTCTAAGAGCTCGGGCTCTGCAGTTGGAGGAGCAACTGCAAAACGTTTGGCAACCCCTGCCAGCGTTGTGCTGGGGTCAACTGGGTCAGGGTGCGGGAGAGCTGCTCCGTGGATATGCGGTCCAAGGCCAACCCCGACTGGCGTGCGAACACTAAGATCGACAGGCCGAGTGGGACTAACGGTA